GAGGGCTTGATTCGCCTGGGGTGTAGAGCCTTGATAGGAAGTGCCCAGCGTCTTCATATCTCCCTTACGTCCAACAGCCACTTGTTCGGTATTGCCCTGGTCGTTCACGATGGTTGTGATGCTCGGTTTGGGGTCCATCGGATTCAATTGCTTGCCATTCGGTCCCATGACTGGTGTGGCCTGATCCGAACCTTTCGGTCGTTTGTAAATACCTGTATCCGTCATAAGTGTGGTATCTCCTCCACTGCCAGGTGGCGTGAGGAGTTTCTTTTTCAAGTCGGTCAGGGTCTGATATTCAGGACTCTCACGATCCATGTCCGTGAGCAATTCATCAATCTTTTGCACTTTCCCCATATCCGTCCGTGCAAAGGATTGGTCGCCTTTAACCTGTGTTAAATTCTTCAATAACTCATCTTGCATCTGCTTCATCTTCAGTTGTTGCGTGCGCGTCGCCTCATGTTCCGCTCGTTGGAACTGCTGATTCGATTGCATGGTGCCATAGCGTTGTGCGGCAGGGTCTCGGCTCGTCAGTAGATCGGCAATCGTCCGCTGCACCGTCGCGGGATCAGGCTGGGTCAGCACGTCCGGCCCTGGTCCCATCGTGGGAGGTTGATAGGAGGGCGAGTCCAACGGCGCTTGTTGGGGGTCATTCAAGGGGGCAGACGGTTGCGGCATGCGACGCATCGGGAGTGACGGCGGCGCCAGCCCCGCATTCGCATCAGCCGTAATCTCATTCAGATTGCTAGGGGAGGTTTCCACCGCAGGTCCTGGCTGCATGGAGGGCGCGAGATTCTTTTTGGCTGTGTCAATGGCCGTCGCATACTGACCGGCACGTTCCGTGGCCTTGTCTGTCGCCTCTGTGTTGTTGAGATAGGTGCCATACGACCCTGCGGCCACTTGACCGAGTTTGGAGAAATCCTGTGCGATGTCTGGCTTCACATAGAAGCGTCCAACCATTTGCCCTTGCGTCGGTTGAATGCCTTGCTGAATCAAGAGGTCGGCAATCCGTTGTCGATTTTGTTGTTTGCGATACTCCGCCACCAACAATGGATCGGATTCTGCGGCTTGCAGTTCTGCGGCGGTGCCAATCCCTAGTCCCCCAAGTCCCTGAAAAGCCATTAGATTCCCCTTCCTCGCATCTGCTGTGTCATGGGAGACATATAGCCCGTGCCCATGACGGGATCAGGAGATGCCCCATATCCCGTGCCCATCACCGGATCAGGGGGGCGCGGTTGTCCCATCAAGCCTGCCTTCGGACCGCCTTTCATCATCTTCATCATCATCAGTTGCTGGACGATGCCGTTGATCCCTGCCGTAGGAGAAGAGGATGTCTGGCGAGGTATCTGATGCACAGGAATAGGCGCATTGGGATCAGACTGTGCAAGGGCGTTGGTGTAGTCCATCAGTGCCACAACCTTTCATAATTGACCATGAGATACCCAGACGGATGTGTCAGGACGGCCTCTGGACGCACACCGAGCACTTCATCCGCCATGACGCCCCGCGTGCGGTGTCCGAAGATGTCGTACTCATAGACACTCAAACCGAGATGCGTCGTCCCGACTCGTGCAATGTGTGTCTTGAGGCGACGGTCGGACATGGCCATTCCGCCCCCCATCAGGGCTGATCCACCGAGTCCAAAGAGTCCGCTCTGCAATTGCCCCTGTTGGGCCTGCTTGGCGTTCCAGACATCCGTATTGTAATTCCCCGTCTGCTGCGCGGCGTTATAGAGCGGCGCGGCCTGCACTTGTGCGTTCTGCGCATACCCCGGCATCGTGAACGGATTGCTCACCTGCGATCCAGACATGAGTGCGGTGATTTCATTGAGCGGTTGGGTGCGCTGCGTGAGATAGTCGGCGTTGCCGGTTTGGTGGGCTGCCTGCTGTTGGTTGAAGAAGGTGTTGCCCGCGTTGATACCCGCGAGTCCCGCCTGGGTCTGGGCGTCGGTCAGTTGCCGACCGAGCAGGTCACGCTGCGTGTTATAGGCTTTCGACCCCACGGGAATGCCTGCCGAGGCGAGGTCGGCGTTACTTTGTTCCACGGCCCGTTGATAGTCTGCCGTCGGACGCTGCATCATGGCATCCACGGCGTTCTGATAGGATTGCTGTGGGTTGCCCGCCGTAGGAGAGCCAGAGAAATCCACTTTGGTCCCTAGAATCCCCTGCGCGGCGGTCACGCCTTGTTGCCCTAGTCCACCGAGCATTTGCTGGCTTTTGACCTGTTGGTCGTAGAGGGCCTGTTGTTGCGGGGCAAAGGTCTGGGTCAGAGTCGGTTGATCGCCTTGCCAGGTCGTGGTCTGTGTGCCATAGGGATTCACCACATTCGGATTATTCATTTGCCCCTGAACACGCGCTGCCTCGACGTTCGCCGCCCCTTGCTCTTTCGCGGCGCCGGTATAGTCGGGAGCTGGAGGAGGAGAACTACCTTTGCCGCCCATATGACCTCCTAGTTAGAAATCTACAATCTTGTGGTTCAAGGGTATAGACGCACAGATCCCCGGATGGATCGCCGTGTGGAATGGTGGTGCGATACTTAAAGCCGAAATTTTCATCAAACAGACGTGCTTTGGTGTTATGCGACGGCACCAATCCAATCACGACCTTGCAGCCGAGTTGCACGAATGGGTAATGGCAAATGAACCAGAGCCATTCTCGTGTGAAGCGTCCCGTCACCGCAATATGGGCACAGATGGAGGAGCCGTTGTAATGCTCAAACATCGCCCCAGCGACGAGCTGACCGTCCCGTTCTAGGCCGATGCAGGTTACACCCTCACGGTAGGGCGCGGACCCTTGGGCGTGCATCCAGTGCCCAACGGTGACGGGATCTTTGTCAAGAATACGGGTGTGGGAGAGACAGGCGGTTGACATCAGGCCCTCACTCGATACGAATGAGGCGCTGTCAGCGCCGAGCACGACTGGGGAGTCCACCCTATCATAGTATCTGCCCTGTTTCAAAGATAAAATCTGACGCCATCCATTGCACCGACCGCGAGTTCGTGGAGACCTTGAGTTTCCCCGCCGCCCAGGTGCCTGGCCATTCGGCAATCGAGGTCCAGGGTTTGACAATCTTGAATCCCCCGCCCCATCGCGCTTGGTTCCATTGGGACTGATTCCAGGTGGCGAGTCCCGCCGTGGAGGCCGAGGAGGCAGCAATCATCACATCATCCTGGAAATCCACGTCGATGTCGGTGCTGTAATTCAAGCTCCCATTGACAGCCAAGATTGGACGAAAGAGTTTGAAGGTTTTGACCTTCCCTGGTTTCCCAAAGTGGGAAAAGGCTTGTTTCGCATAGCCTTCGATGTTGTCCGTGTCGTCGATATTACCTGTCCAGGCTCGATAGACAAACCCCCCTCTGGCAAAATAGAGTTCTTTATTAAAGACCGCAAACGTCTCCGCACCCCATGCCGTGAATCGGCACCAACTCTTGGTCAACGTATTCATCACATACTGATAATGGACGCCATCTTCCGCAACCGGGACATTGACAATGAGCGCCTGCTGCGCGGGAAAGACCGTCGATTCCCACCCGAACACGTCTCCAGTCACGCGCGCACTATCGGTAAAGGCTTTATCAATCTTGAAAGAGAGCGCATAGCGATAATCGACACTTGCACTGGGGAGTGCCGAGGACAACGGGAAAATGCCGTTTTCCGTGAGAATCAGCAAGTCTTCCCCGTATTGCGTGAGGCAGCGCCGTCCTAACGGTTTCCCCACGAAAAAGGACCCCACCTTCGACCAACTATTCGCATTCGACGGATTGTTCCCTTGGTAGAGAATCGCTTCCCCTTCGGAGGTCACAAAGACGGCAATATCGTCCTGCCCATTGCCGGCGTCCCGCGTCCAGGTGCCCATCGCCATGAGATAGCCGCCTTTAGTCGCTTGCGAGGACAAGTCAAACTCCGTGAGGGCGCCGCCCGCGACGGAGACCGGCAGATACCAAAAGGATAAGCTGGACTTCGGAATGAAGAACAAACGGCTCTTAAACGCGGTCACGCTGATGAGTTGGGTGAGATCATTGGCGGGAAAGCCGGTTAAGGCTGGCGAGGTCGCCTGCGTCACCGCCAAGGCGGTCGTCCCATCGTAATAGAGTGGGAAATCAGCGCCATTGAGCGCAATCAGCCATTGGGTGGTGCCATCCCCGAACATGGTGGACTGATGCTTCCCATTCGTGCGAGTGAGGAGTGCACTACTCGTCGCCCCGGCGGTCGTGACGTTATAGACCGCCTGCTCCGTCATGGCGAGCAGTTGGTTCACACCCGTCAGTCCATTATGCACGACGAGTGTCTTGACCGTTCCGAGCATCGTCGTGGCCGTATCTTCCGTCGCTAAGACAAAGCCATCTTCCGTCGCCAGCATGGCGGCATCTTCAGTATCGATGTCCGTGGCGGATTCAGTCGAATGCGAGAGATACCCGCCACGCAGTTCGACATACGAGGACTTCGGCATCCAGTTATCCAGCGTCACCGCATCCGTCTTCTGCATATCCGCCAAACTATCGCGGGCGTTCCATCCCCCGACAGGGGAGGGCATCGTCGCGGTATCGACGACCGGACCACGTTGCGCCGAGCGACTCTTAAGCGCGGTCCTCATGGCAGACTCCACGAGCCTGGGGAGACAAAGATGCCCGGATGGGCGTTCGTCCGAGCCGCCTGATCCATACTGAGCATGGGTTTGTTCCCGTCACGGCTCAAGGTGTCACTCACTTGGGTTTCGTAGGTGCGGAGATCCTCGGCATACTCAAACCCTTTTTCCTTCTTCCAGCGCCATCGCAGCCCCATGAGCAGCAACGTCTCTGGCAGGCGAAGCGTATCCGTATCCGCCGTAAAAGACGCTTTGGTCGTGACCCCATCGACATCGAGAATCCAGTTCTTCGTGACAGATTCAAAGGCCCACGACTCTCCTGCGGGCGGCGTGGGATTCACCAGGAGATGTCCACCACGAATCCGAAAGCGGTAGTAGGGGCCGTTGACAAAGAGGGCCTTCATGGATTGCCACTGCCGCGCATCCATCGGTCCCGCGACCGGCAGATGCCGGGTCCGGCTCCAAATCGTTTGATCCTTGATATACCGAAACCCTGACGACGCCAGGGTCGCGATGGCTCCTTGATCCTCTTGTGCGAGCGTGGAGAGGGTTGTTTCGTTCGTCAACCCCTCCCACGTCCCGCGACTCGCCAAATCCTCACCTTCTTCTTCGAGGAGCGCCCGCACTTGAATCACCGCCGTATCCACGCTACTCATCACCCCCGTGGGAATCGGCAACCCCGTGCGCGAACAGAACTGGGTCACAAGTGTCAACAGGGACATCGGTTATCTCCCTTTCTGGCTGGTTTCTTTCGGCACCATCGCCATCAGTTTGTTGACTTGCTCCGAGAGGGTTGCCACCTGGCCTTTGAGGACATCGTTCTCGGTCTCAATCGCGGTCATCTGTTGGGTGAGCTGCCCCTTGTCGTTCAACTGAGCGATCCAGGCGTTGGCCTTGCGGCGCAGTTCCACCGCCCCCATGCCGACACGACGTACCCCCTCATCGTTCATCTGTGACAAATCCTCGACCGTGAGAATCCCGACGCTAATCAGGAGTTTCTGTTGCGAGGGCGAAATGGCGCCCCACGTCTTAATGGGCGTGCCATCGAGTGGCATGTCCAACCCCTTCTTCCAGGCATCGTAGCGGGCGAGATAGTAATTGACATCCTCCTGGCTGATCTTGCCTTCGCTCAATTGCGCGGTCAGACCGTCTTTCCAGGCGGTGACCGTCTTATGCACATCGTCTTTGCCATAGGCGGGAGTAATAATGACGAAATCCTCATCGGTCCCCACATACTTCCCCAAGGCGGCGGTCGCCATCTTATCCTCTTTGTCCCGCTGCTCGAACTGGACCCAGGCTCGTACCGTCTTACGATTCATCACATCCATGACACTCATACATCATCCTTTCGTTGGCCCAATAAATGAGAGAGAGGTTTCCTGCCTGTGATTCGCATATCTCGCCTCGCTAAATGATACCGCGTGGGGGCTTCCTGTACGCCCTGTAACCCCGCCTCCTGCATGAGTTCGATGAGTTCATGTAGGCAATAGCCCCACTTGTGCATCATGCTGGCATCGTGATATGTCGGATCACCCCAAAACGCCCAGGCCGTCATTTGGGCACTCACCTGCGTCTGCCCCGCCTTCAACCCTCGAATGTAGGCATATACCTTGTCCATGCACGGCACTTCGATGACCAATTGCCCCCCAGGCTGAAGAATCCGCGCCCATTCTCTCAGCACATCGACGGCTTCCCATCGGTGGAGATGTTCCAGCACATGAATCGCCACGGCCTGTGCCGCCATCCCCGTTTCGAGCGGCAGGGACCGCACATCGGCAATTAGCTCTGCGTGGCCAAGACCTCGGAACGCATCGACGTTGATCCAGCCGTCCCAATGCTTTTTGCCTGCTCCCAAGTGGACGCGCACGCCGTCAAGAGGGTCTTCCAGGCATTCACCGTGTGCGCCAGGGAATACGTATCCTTGACGTACTGCTGGGCGATCACTGTCCGTCGTCGTGCTTCCGCGGGGTGTGCAATCGTCCATGCGACTCCTTCTTTGATATTGCCAATCCAAATACCAGGGAATCCGACCAAACTGGGGTGGGGTTCTGCCACGACGAAACACCCTTGCCGAATGGATTCAATCGTGCGGTTACAGCTTTTGTACGGGGCGGTTTCCGGCATGATGACCAGATCGGCGCGGGCAAACGCGGCACGGAGATTCTCGACGCTCCACTGCGTCACATTCTGATCGGGACTCTTTTTGTTCGTGACCACTTCATAGGGATACTCGGCCACAAAACGTGAGAACCGATTGAAACTGGCCCCGTTGGTGGGATGTCCAAACCAGAGAATATGGTTGCCGTCACAATGGGGCGGGAGTTCCTCATACTCATAGGGGTCGGGAATAATCGTGGAGGCACGGCCAAACTGTTGCTGCACCATCTGTTGGAGATAGGGGGTATTGACCGTGAGATAGTGCGCCTCGTGCATCATCGTCTTGATCCCTGGATGTTGCCAGTGAATGTCGCAGGTATCCAGAATCGTCACATGTCCATAGGCGTTGGCCTGTTGCAACGTCTCCAGATTCTTCCAATGCGGTTTGGCAAAGATATAGCACTCAGCCTTGCCATCATTGATCGTGGCTCCTAACGCCTCCGCAGGGCGCTGTGCGCGATACCGATAACTCGCATCGGCTTCAGACCCGCCATGAATAAATGTCAATGTCATGCTTGAAACCCTCGTGCTTTCCGGGCCGCCACAATCGCGGCAATCAAGCCATCGCCTTTGACTTCGACGTGAAACCGCTCTAGTGCATTGTAATAGTCTTGAAATTCCTTGGCCTGTTGCGCCATCGCGCCGTTACACCAAAACTGTCGGCCTTCGACATACACATCAATAATGCCCTTTTCCCCCACGCCTTCACCCGTAAATCGCTTCGTCTTCATATCCGCCGCGAGGCACGAATCGTAGCCATAGAGGATGAAGTTGCGAAAGCCCATGACATACCCCACCGTAATCCCGCGCATCCCACTGGTCGAGCCGCCCCCGACCATGAACTTGCCCTCGAAACACGAGAGATGTTCTTCCTCCGCATAGGCATGAATCACGATCACATGCTTGCCTTCAAGCACGTCAAAAATCGAGGGATCACAGCGAGAGGAAATTAAATAGGTGGTATGCAGGTTCGCTTCTTTGAGCAAATAGGCGCGGTCGCGGGGG